CAGCAACACAATTAGTAGATGCTGATGGCGATACTAAAGTTATGGTCGAAGAATCTTCTGACGAAGATAAAATCAGGTTTGATACGGGCGGTACTGAAAGAGCAATTATAGACTCAACAGGTTTAGGTATAGGTACTTCAAGTCCTGCTAAAAAATTAAATGCAGTAGATTCTGCGGCATTACAAGCTGAATTTAGTGGTTATTCTCATGCTTCAGCAGCAAATAATGCAAGAGCAGCATCAGGCTCAATCAGGTTAGGTAACGGTGCAGGAACAACAGGATTATTGCTTGATTACACAGATCAAGGACAAACTGTAGCATTAATTAAAAATGAATATATTGCAGATGCAACTTCTGAATTAAGATTGCAGAGTCCATTTTTAAGTTTTTATACAGGCACAAGTGCAGCAGAAAGAATGCGTATTGATTCTGCTGGGTCTGTTGGAATAGGAACTACAACACCAACTAGCTATAACGCATCTGACAAACTAACAATCGCTAACACAAGCGGTAACGCAAGTATGACAATCGTAGGCAGTACTTCAGGAGAGTCATCTATATTTATGGCAGATGGAACTTCTGGCGATGCTTCTTATCGTGGCTATATTCAATATGACCACGGCACTGACAATATAAAATTTGGTACTGCTGGTGGAGAAAGACAACGAATTGATTCTTCTGGTAATATAAGACCTGCCACCGATGCTGGATATACAGGACACTCAGATTTAGGAACTTCTAGTTTTAGATATGAAGATGCTTATGTTAGAGATGGTGTTACCACTGGTTCTGATAGAAATGAAAAAGAAAATATTACTGAAAGCAATTTAGGTTTAACTTTTATCAAAGAATTACAGCCTGTTTCTTATACATGGAAAAATAATAGTTCTAATAGAACTCACTATGGTTTGATTGCACAAGATATAGAAACTTGGTTAAGTGACAATGATAAAAACAATACAGACTTTGCAGCATTAATTAAAGAAGATATAAGCGAAGAACAAGATGGCTCAAACTATAGATATGGTCTTAGATATACAGAATTTGTTTCACCATTGATAAAAGCAATCCAAGAACAACAAACTATAATAGACAACTTAACCGCTAGAATAGAGGACTTAGAAGCATGACAACAAAAATACCAGTAGAATTATCAAGCACACCTGGAATTGTTGATGGTAGTAATGCTACTGCTATTACTATTGATTCATCAGAACAAGTTGGCGTTGGTACTACAAGTCCTCAAAGACAATTTCATATTGCAGGTGGCACTAATACAGGATTAAAAATATCAGGCAACGCTTCAGGTTCTGCATCAGGCGATGGGTTTGATATTTTTGTTAGAGATGATAATAGCGGTGTTGAACTTGTACAAAGAGAAAACACTTTTATGACTTTTCATACTAACAATGCAGAAAGAATGCGAATTGATTCTTCTGGTCAATTAATTGTAGGACAAAC